CCTATCCCCTGTGTGCCTTGGCAGTCTCAGCCTCTCTATGGGCAGTCGGTGATCACGCAGACCGCGACCACGGCTGCCGGTGTTTTCACATCTGCCGACCGTCCTGTTTATGTGCGTCCGCGCGCATCGGCCGGCACCGGTGGCGCTGCCGTCACCGTCTCGGTGGCCTGCCACCGGATTGACCTCGCAGGCATGGGCCGGTGATCCAGGCACATGACCCGACCTGGGTGGCCATCAAACGCCACCTGGACGAAGAACTCCAAAAGCTGCGCGTCAAGAACGACACGCAGATGCCCGAATCCGAAACGGTGGCACTCCGCGCCCGGATTGCTGCCGTCAAAGACCTGCTGTTGCTGCCAACCAAGTTAGCCGCGACTGCAGCCCATACCGAACCGGTCGCCTGACCCGTTCGATCAACCCCCCTTATGAGCCGCCTTCGGGTGGCTCTTTGTTTTTGGAGAGACGATGAGTACGCACGAAGAACTGCAGGCCATGTGGGAAGAGGAAGCTGCAGCCGCTGCCAAGGGTGACGACACCCAGGCAACTCCCGCCGAGGAAACTCCGCCGGAGCAGACGGCAAGCACTGAATCTGAGCCGCAAGCAAGCGCGCCAGAGCAGACTTCGACAGACACCCCGGCGGTTGACCCGACCGAGGAATTGCGATCACACATCGCGCAACTGCAGGACCGCCTGCGCAAAACCGAAGGCCACATTGGTGGTCTGACCTCTGAGCTGAAGCGCACCAAGGATGCGTTGGCCGCCGGCACTGCCGCCGCCCAGCAAACCCAAGGCGAAGCGCCCACCAGCACCCAGATGCAGACGGCCGCCAAAACCCCGGAAGCGTGGGAAAAGCTCAAGGCCGATTTCCCGGAATGGGCGGAAGGCATCGAGGCCTACATGGCCACCCGACAGCCTGGCGCACAAGCCGCAGGGATCACGCCCGAGCAGATGCAGGAGCGTCTTCAGCAGCAAGAAGCCACTTTGCGTGCCGAGATGGCCACTCGTGTCAACGAGATGTTCGTCGAGACGCGCCACGAGGGCTGGAAAGACACCGTAAAGACCCCCGAGTTTGCGGCCTGGGCGCAGGTGCAGTCACCGGAAATCAAGGCGCTTGCCGCCAGCGACAACCCGGCCGACGCCGTTCGCATGCTCGACCTTTACAAGAAGTCGACGGAAACACCCGCCACTTCGATCGCCACTGATCGCCAAAGCCGATTGGCCGCCTCTGCCACCCCCCGCGGTGAAAAGGTCGCACCCCGCAAGGGCGTTGCCGACATGACCCCCGAGGAACTGTGGGACTACGAGGCTAACCGTCGCGCCAAGGCCAACCAATCCAACTGATTGAAAGGAGCCAGACATGGCATTTCAAGGCTACAGCACGGCCGCTTCCCGGAACCTTATCCGCGCGGCCCAAGGCATGCTTGAGCATGCACAACCCATCACCGTTCTGGGCGACTTCGGCACCCAGCGCGAGATGCCCCAGAACTCCACCGACACCCTGGTGTTCCGTCGCACGCTGCCTCTGGGCGCTTCGCTGACCGGCACGAACATCCAGAACGGTGGCCCGGCCGGCTACATCGGCACCGCCAGCATCGCCGCCAACAACTTCCTGTTGTCGGAAGGTGTGACCCCTAACAGCCAGAGCATCAGCTTCCAGGACGTGTCCGTGCAGCTCCAGCAGTACGGTGTCCTGTTCAAGTTCTCCAGCAAGGTCGAATCTCTGTACGAGGATGACATCCCCGGCGAGATGGTCAAGCTGGTCGGCGAGACGATGGCCGAAGTGCTTGAACTGGTTCGCTATGGCGTGATGAAAGCCGGCTCGACCGTGCTGTACGCCAACGGCTCCAGCCGCTCCAGCGTCAACACCCCGATCTCCCTGAACGTGCTGCGCAAGGCCGCTCGCGTTCTGGAGTCGAACCGCGCTCGCCGTGTGACCAGCCGCCTGGCTCCCGGTCCCAACTTCGCCACCCGCTCGGTGCAGCCGGCCTACCTGGTGTTCATCCACACCGACGTGGAATCCGACGTGCGCAACCTGCCGGGCTTCACCCGTGTCGAGGAATACGGCTCTTACAAGCCGGCCCACGACCGCGAAGTGGGCGCCGTCGAGCAGTTCCGCTTCGTCAGCTCGCCGCTGTTCGCTCCGTTCTCCGCTGCTGGCTCCAGCACGCTGAACGGCTGCGTGTCGGTTGGTAACGCCAACGTCGACGTCTACCCCGTTCTGGTGGTGGCTGAAGACGCTTGGGGCCAGGTCGCATTGAAGGGCTTCAACTCCATCACCCCGGTGGTGCTGAAGGCCAGCGACAAGAACCACGCCAACCCGCTGGGCCAGTTCGGCTACGTGGGTGCCCAGACCTGGTTCAACGCCGTGCGCTTGAACGAAGCCTGGATGGCGCGCGTTGAAGTGGGCGTGACCAACCTGTGATGACCGATGAGGGGCTTCGGCCCCTCTGACACAGAAAGGATTCCCCATGGAAAAATCAAAAAGTACCTGATGGCAGGCCAGCCTGGCGCCAAGCCGGAAGACATCTTCCGCGCGGTCCAGGATCTGTTTACCCGCCAGTGCCTGGGCTCCGCTGCCCTGGCCATCAACGGCGCTGCAGGACCGACCTGGAAGATGGGTAACGCTTCGGCGCTGCCTTACATGATCGGCGGCGTGCTGCTTACCAAGACCGCGGCCACCGCCCAGGCAGTGCCCACCGCAGTCAGCTGGTCCGCTGTCGCCTCGACCTACAACGCAGGCGGTTTCCTGATCGCCCTGGACAACGCCGGCAACATCGTCACGATCCCGACCAACATCACGTCGACGACCACGTCCGCCGCTGCTGCACTGGCCGCCATCGTCTGGCCGGTGGTTCCCGAGACGTATTGCGTCATCGGCGCCATCGTGATCAACAACACGGCCGCCAACACCGCCTTTACCGGCGGCACGACCAACCTGGACGCCGCAAACATTGGTGTGACCTACATCAACGTCACCGGCCCGTTCTACCCCGTCACCCCCATCTGATAGGAGCCAAGCATGAGCTACAACATCAACAACGCCATCTTTGGTGGCAACGTAGCGCTGTCCAGCGCTGGCCTGACTGGCTTGTCCGGTGCGGCAACCACCTACTCGACCGGCGCCACCGCCGTGACCTACGCCATCGGCGGCAAGCTGTACAGCAAGGCCCAGGTGTCCGGCGGCACCACTCCCACGACCGACGTCGTGACCGGCGCCACCTTCAAGGCACTGGGCAAGAACCAGGGCTGTGTCTTCGTCTGGACGCTGGACGCCTCCGGTAACTACGGCGTTGCCCAAGGCCCGATCCCGGTCCAGGCCGGCACCACTGGCGCCGTGACCAACGTGGACGACTCCGGCAACTGGACGGCCGCTCCGCAGTTCCCGGCTCTGCCCGACACGCTGACGGCCGTGGCCTATGTGGTCATCCGTACCGCCAGCACGCTGTCCGCCAACTTCGCATTCGGCACCAGCAACTGGAACGCCACCGGCGTGACCGTTGCCACCCCGCAAAACGTGATGTCGCTGCCGGCCTTCCCGCAGACCGCCTAAACGTCAACCTGAGCCCTTCGGGGCTAGCATCAATCATGGCCGCCCTTCGGGGTGGCCTTTTTTTTGGAGTGAATTCCCATGGCCCGCGCCAACAGCAACAACAGCATCGCAATCGACATCCAAGAGCCCGAAGTCGACCTGGTTCAGCCAGGCTCTGAAGTCGACCTGCACGAACTGGCGGCTGAAGAGGCTTTCATGAATGAGCCCGTCACGATCTACGTCCACCCGGTGTCGGACGAGAACGCGCCTCCCTACGTGATCCTGAACGTCAACGGCACCAACCAGCCGGTGGCTCGCGGCGTGAACCAGGAGATCAAGCGCAAGTTCGTCGAGGTTCTGGCGCGCATGAAGGAAACCAAATACCACCAGGTCAACAACAACCCGGCCGATCCGTCTGACCGTTCGCTGATCGGTCGCCAGGGTATGTGCTACCCGTTTGACCTGATCACCGACCGCAATCCCCGCGGTCGCGCCTGGCTCAACAAAGTGATGGCTGAGGCTGCCTAATGGCCGCAATGACGTTTCTGCAGCTGGCAGCCAAGACCTGCCAGGAGTGCGGCGTCCCATCGGCGCCCACGACTTGCCAGAACCAGACCGGCGAGATGGGGCGGATTGTCGATTGGGTCGTGCAGTCCTACACCGAGCTGCAGGAACTGCATGAGAACTGGAACTGGCTGATGGCCGATTTCAGTTTCAACACGACCGCCCAGCAGCAAAGCTACACGCCGGCCCAGGCAGGCCTGTCGGATCTGGGTATCTGGAATACCGACACGTTCCGCGCGTACACGGCCGGCAATAACTTCCTGGATGAACAGCTGGTGCTGCCGGTGGATTACCTGGTGTTTCGCAACCAGTACCAGTACGGGACGATGCGCACCACCTACGCGCGACCGGTCTGCTTTGCTGTCGAGCCAGGCACCAAGAACCTGCTGCTGGGACCGATCCCAGATTCGACCGGCTGGACGGTGTTGGGCAAGTATTACCGCTCGCCCCAGATCCTGTCGGCCGACACAGATGTGCCCAACATGCCGTCCAAGTACCACATGCTGATCGTCTACGGTGCCATGGTGAAGTACGGCTATTTCGAGGCAGCCGGAGAAGTGATCGCCAAGGCCGAAAAAGCCTACGCGCGCATGCTGTCCGCCCTGGAGATCGACCAGATCGGCACCATTGGATTCGGGGCGCCACTGGCGTAAGACATGGCACGCTCCCAAGGAATCCAACTCCCTCCCGTCGAGCGCGATGTCGTCGTCCTCAAGGGCGGCATGGACCAGGTCACGCCGACCATGGACCTCGATCCTGGATACGCGCGCAACTCGGTCAATTTCGAGGTACTGCCCACCGGTGGCTATGGCCGCATCCCTGGCTATGAGCGCTATGACGGGCATACCGCTTATCCGTCTTCAGCGACCTATCAGGTCATCCAGGTCACGGCATTTACCAACACGCCGGCCGCCAATCAGACGCTGACCGGTCAAACCTCTGGTGCCACGGCAACCATCATCTACGTGGCCACTGGATCGGCCACCTGGATGGCCGTGACAAAGATCACCGGCACATTCCAGACTGGTGAAGTCGTCAAGGTCGGAGCGACCACGATCGGCACAACCACCTCGCCGACCGTTGGCGTTTCGTCCCAGCTGGACGCTACCATCACCGCGGCGGCGGCCGACGTTTACCGCGCGCTGATCAGTCCGGTTCCGGGGGCTGGCCCAGTGCGTGGCGTCTGGCTGTACAACGACACGGTCTATGCCTTCCGAGACAACGCCGGAGGCACGCAAACCCTGATGTACAAGGCGACCACGTCCGGCTGGTCGCAGGTCACATTCGGCTCTTACATCACCTTCAGCGCCGGCACCGGCACCATTACAGACGGTGTAACCGTCACCGGTGCTACGTCCGGCGCGACCGGGGTCGTCTCGCGCGCTTGCGTGCAGTCGGGTGCCTGGGGATCGAACGCGGCCGGCATCCTGGTGTTCCAGTCAATCACTGGGACATTCCAGGCCGGCGAAGGCCTGAAAGTCGGCGGCACATCGCAGGCCACCTGTGGTGGTGCACAAACTGCCATCACCCTGAACCCGGGCGGAAAGTTTGAGTTCGTCAATGCGAACTTCTACGGCTCGCTGTCGACCTACCGGATGTACGGCTGCGACGGCATCAACCGTGCGTTTGAATTCGACGGCACAGTCTTTGTGCCGATCTTCACTGGATTCAGCCCTGACGCGCCGAAACACATCTGCGCACACAAGGGCTACCTGTTTGTCTCGGTGCAGACATCCATCGGATGGAGCGGGGCAGGACTGCCCTACAACTGGTCAGCCGCTGCAGGCGCCGGAACGATCGGCGCTGGAGACACCGTCACCGGCCTGCTGGTCTTGCCGGGTGCGCAAACCACTGGCGCCATGGCTGTGTACGGAGCGCAAAACACCTTCGTGCTGTACGGGACCGGGAACAGCTCCTGGAACTTCATTACCTACAACACCGGCGCAGGGTGTATCGACTACACCGCCTACAACATGGATGACGCCTATGCCCTGGACTACCGGGGCATTGTCAGCCTGAAGGCTACCCTGAACTATGGCAACTTCGACACGGTATCTCTGAGCAATCGCGTCAAGACCTTCGTCCTATCCGAGCTGACCAAGACGACCTATGCCTGCATCAACCGCGGCAAGAGCCAGTACCGGCTTTTCTTCAGCGATGGATGGGGTCTGTATGTCACCCAGGTCGATGGCCAGCAGTTGGGCTGCATGCCGGTGTGGTTCCCCAACCCGGTCAACTGCCTGGTGCAGTCCAGGCTGTCGTCGGGAACGGAAGTCACATTCTTCGGCAGCGCCAACGGCTACGTCTACCAGCTCGATGCCGGGACGTCGTTTGATGGCACAGCGATCAATGCCAGCTGCACGCTGGCCTGGAACTTCAACCGTTCTCCGCGCGTGCTCAAGCGCTACCGAAAGGCATCCGTTGAGGTCAACGGACCAGGCTATTGCGCGCTCGACTTCGGCTATTCCCTGCAGTACGGCAACAGCGCCTATGCCCAGGCCAATGGAACTCTGAATTACCCGTCTCAGTTCCAGCAGTCCAACTGGGACAGCTTCACCTGGGACGCATTCACCTGGGACGGCCAGACCCTGATCCCGAGTGAGTGCGAGATGCAGGGCACCGGCGAGAACGTCGCCATCACTTTCTCCTGCAACTCCAACGCCTTCAAACCCTTTACCGTGAATTCGGTGATCTTGCATTACAGCGCTCGACGCGCACTGAGGTAATCCATGGCGAATCCCTATTACACACACGGCTCGTACCCGGCGACGGGATCGGCCGGATCAAGCGCATCCTTGCGCGCTGAACTTGACGCCATTTCAGCTGGCTTTGCGTTGCTGCCAACGTTGGCGGGTAATGGCGGCCTCGTTATTGCCGTCAACCCAGGAGGCACTGCCCTGGTCGCCCAGAGCACGCTGGACGGTATCGTCATCGGTGGAACTACTCCGGCAGCTGCAACCTTCACCAACGTCACCGTCAATGGCACAGTAAACGGCACGACGATCCCGACGTCCAAGACCCTGGTCGATACCAACAGCGCGCAGACGCTGACAAACAAGGCGCTGACGCAGCCAACGATCTCGCAGATCGTCAACACTGGCACGCTGACCTTGCCTACAAGCACGGACACACTTGTTGGCCGGGCTACCACGGATACGCTGACAAACAAGACTCTTTTGGCAACTGGCACCAACACGGTTGAAGCTACCAGCGGCCCAAGCTCTTCTGCATTCACGCTTCGCAATAAGACCATCAATGGTTCGATGGTGATTGCACAGCGTCCTGCAACAGCTATTTCCGCTTCTACGCTCCAATACGGGCAGGTAGATCGATTCTGTTGCTACAACTTTGGATTCACGACAATCAGTGGTTTACTGGTGCAAGGGGGAGCGACTGGTAATCCAGCATCTTCATCTGGTTTTTCTTGTCAGCAGACCATTACAACTACTGGCACGGGAAGTATTCAATTCCGCCATCGCTATGAGTCCAACAACGTAGCCAACCTGAACAGCAAAACAATCACTTTTAGCTGCAAGGTTGGATTGGCTACGTCGCAGACGGTTTCGATCACGATCAACAAGGCCAACTCCCAGGACAACTTCTCTGCTACTACCACACTTGGCAGTACGACAACTGGAGCCATGACGGGCGGCACTGTGAGCTACAGCTTGGCGCTTGGTTCTTCGGATGCGAGCAATGGTCTTGAAGTCATTGTCCAGTTCAACAACATCGGCGCAGTGACTTCACAGCAGTATTACGTTGCTGACTGGCAATTGGAGCAGGGTCCAGTTGTTACCCCATTTGAGTCGCGTCCTATTGGACTTGAGTGGACTCTGTGCCAGAGATATTGGCAACAGCTGTTGTGGTCAGTGTCATTCAACGCTACGGGTGTTCAAGACGTTTACGCCTATGTGAACTACCCGGTCCCAATGCGAGCTTCGCCATCCCTTACGAGGACTTCCGGGAGCTTCACGAACTCATCATTGCCAGGCGCTGGAAGTGCTGGAGTTTACTACATGAGTGATCTAGCTAGGTCTGCAGCAGCAGGTGCATCGCTGACTACTTATGTTGCCCAATTGTCTGCGGAGCTATAAACCATGTACAAGCTGACCGACTCGACCAGCATCGTCCGTGACGATGGCACTACTATCCCTGCCGATCCCGCTAACTCGGATTACGCCGTATATCTGGAATGGCTTGCTTCCGGAAACACTCCACATCCAGCAGACCCCATTCAATCATTGACGCCTCAGCAACAGATCGACGCTCTAGAGCGTGAATCCATGATCCCACGCATCACACGAGAATTCATGTTGGCCCAGGCTGTGATGACGGCGGCGTCACAGAACATCACGGCTGACCAGCTGTACCAGATGAACATCGGCTATCGCAAGCTGAAGGATCTGGATAATCAGATCGCGGCACTGCGCAACTTGATTGTGTGACGCCATGATGTTCCTGCATTTTCTTCTTTGGTATTGCATCTATGCCGTTGTGTCTTTGTTTTCGTTGTGGGTCTATTACCTCGCCGTGATGAACCTCAAGCGTGTCAACGATACGCAGGGGCTGAATGCGCCGTCAAAAGACCTGGGCGCCATCGTCCTGGCGATCGGGTACTTCCTGGACTTCAATGCCGACATCGGCGTGATCACGGTCATCGGCTTTGAGATGCCCAGCGAGCCGACCGTGACGGCACGACTCAAGCGTTGGAAGGCCAGCGGCAACTGGTGGCAGCAAAAGGTGGCGTATGCGATCAAGCCGATCCTGGACCCGTTTGATCCGTCTGGCGTGCACATTGACTAGACCAAGGGGAATGATCTGCGACTAGAATCTCGTCCAGATAAATCCGTCCAAAAACAGGCCGCCCAGCGTCAAGCTCGGCGGCTTTTTTTTCTTGCCCGAGAAAACCATGCATGACCAAGACCCCAGCTGGTTCATCTGGGTGAAGACTGGGGTCGCGTGGGCGCTGATGTCGATCAGCAGCCTGACCGCTTCCCAAGTCGCCACCTGGATGACGATCACATTCACCGCCATCAATATCTACGTCACCGTCCGCGACAAGCTGATGCGAGACAATGGAGATGAGAAGTGATCGGTCTGTGGGTCATGTGGCCGTACCTGATGTGTCGGTTTTGGTGGTGACAGGGGAATCCTAAAACCATAGAATCCCGGGCAGGTTAGTCCGTCCAAATTTCAGCCGCCTGAGCATTGCGCTCGGCGGCTTTTTCTTTTGTGGAGCCTCTATGGCCGATACTGCAAATGCCGGCGTAGTAGCGGGCAACAACTTCAACGGTTCCGGTATGACCGGCTATACAGCGCCGTCCACGACACCGAACACCACGGCCCAATCCGTCAACGTCCAGTCAACGCCCGACATGCAGGTCGGAACGAACCAGACGGTTTCCGGCCAACTCAACGGCCTGATCGCTTCCAACTCCCCTTACATGCAGCTGGCACGCAGCAATGCGATGCAGACCGCCAACGACCGCGGCCTGATCAACTCGTCCATGGCGGCTGGTGCTGGGGAGTCTGCCGCGATCAGCGCGGCCTTGCCGATTGCACAGCAGGATGCGCAGACCAGCCAGGCGACGGCCCTGGCCAACTTCAACGCCAAGCAATCCGACGCATCGCAGAACGCGACGGCAGCCAACCAGGCGAACCTGGCCAACCTCAACGCATCGACGACGCTGCAGAACACGGCGATGAACAACGCCACCGCGCTGCAGCAGACCAACATGAGCACGTCGGCCCAGTCGGCGATTGCGGCCGGCCAGGCAGCGATGCAACAGCTCAACACCAACAGCTCCGCGGCCAACAACCTGTTCAACACTTACCAGCAGGAAATCACCCAGATCGAGCAGAACACGTCGATGGACGCAAATGCGAAGTCTCAGGCGATGAACAACCTGCAGCAGCAATTCGCTGCCCAGATCCAGGCGATGAACAAGGCGACCCCTGGCATCCCTGACGTATCGACCTACCTGTCCAACCTGAATTTCGGCACGTCCGGCTCGGCCTCGACGGCAGTTCCGAACTATGGCACGACGTCAGCCGTCACGGCTCCTGCGGCTGCACCGGCTCCAGCGCCTGCGCCATCAACGTCTAACTTCTGGGCTCAACAAGCAGACGGCGAGCGCTGATGATGGAACTCATTTCCCAGGATCAGCTGCGCGGCAAAGTCCATCGCCTGGAAAACATCATGCTGCAGCTGCCGCAGGTGGAGATGAAGGTGGTGCACCACTTTTCTGCCGGTGTCTACGCCCGCGAGCTGCACATCCCAAAGGGCGTCGTACTGACCGGGGCCATCCACAAGTACGAAAACCTCAACATCATGTCCAAGGGCGACCTGACAGTGATGACCGAGAACGGCCCGGTGCGCGTCCAGGCACCGTTCACCCTTGTGTCGCCCGCTGGCACCAAGCGAGTCGCCTACGCCCACGAGGACACCATCTGGACGACCATTTTCGGCACCGATCTGAAAGATCCCGAGGAAGCCGTCAAACACTTCACGACGAACGACGAGCAGGCCTACCTGCAGTTCCGTGAGGAATTACTTGCGATTGGAGAATGAAATGGCTGTTGGAGTATCAGCAGTTTTCGCGGCCGACGTTGTGACGGCCGGCATGGTCGCCACCGCAGTGGCAGACGCTGGCATGGCCTTGTCCGTCGTTGGCGCCGTCACTGGAAACAGTGATCTGACCAAGTTGGGCGGCGTGATGGGCCTTGCCGGTGGTATCGGCGGCTTGATCAATGGCGGCAGCTTTGCATCCATGGGGTCTGACATCGCGTCCAGCGGAAACGATGCCGCAGGGTTTGCCAGCCTGGAATCTGATGCTGCGAATGCCGGATCATCTGCTGGCCTGTCTGGCGCGGATTCCATCAGCAATGCCTGGGAATCAAACTTTCCGACCAATACCGCCACTGGCATCCAGGTTCAGGACAGTGCAATCCAGAACGGAACGGCACAAGGCGGAACGGCTGCAGTGCAGGGTGCTGGCGGAAACGTCAACCCCGTCACAGGACAGGTCAACTCTGCTGCGCCGGCTGCCGCAGCGACGGGAGATCCGACAGGCATGTCGGGTAACTACGCGAGCGACGGCCAGACGGCAGGATCTGGCGTCGATGCTGGCCCAGCTCGTGCACAGCAAGGCCTGATGTCCCAATTGGCATCCCAGCTCGGATCTACCTGGAGCAAGCTGGACCCGCGCGTTCAGGCAGAAATCGCCAAGTCGGTGATGGCAGTGCCCGGTGGTATCCAGAACCAGGCCAACGTTGCCAAGCAGCTGGCGATCTCCCAGCAGAACGCTGACGCCAACACGGCGCGTGTTGCTCAGACCTCCTACGGCAACCAAGTGCCGGGCCTCATCAACAAAGCACAGGTGGCCTAATCATGCCCATCGGACAAGCATCTAACCCCATTCTGCAAAAGGCCGAGCAGGCGCTGATCGCCAAAGTCCCCCAGCAGATGCAGCAGGGATTCCAACAGGTTGTCACCGCCGGCCTGCACATTCTGTACTCGCCCCAACTGCAGCAGCAGCTGACCCAGAAGTTGGCAAGCGGCAACCCAGTGCAAGACGCCGCACAAGGCGCCGTTCGCATGGTGCTGGAGCTTTCGCAGCAGTCCGGCAACAAGATCCCGCCGCAGCTGATGATGCCGCTGGCCTTGATCTTCGCCTTTGAATACCTTGACCTGGCAGCCAAGGCTGGCAAGATCCAGATCACTCCCAAGGTGGTGGCTCAGGTTTCCACCCTGGTGCTGCAGGTCATGCAGCAAGTCGCCAAGCAGGCCCAGAGTGGCCAGCCGGGTGCACAACCCTGTCAGCCTCAAGGTCAGCCGTCCCCAGCGCCTGCGCCGGGCGGCATGATCGGTAGCCAGATGGGAGCGCAGTAACATGGGAATCATCCTCTCCGCACTCGCCGGGGCAGGGGATGCCGGCGTCCAGTCGATGAACCAAAACATCGACCAGATGAACAAGCTGGATCTGATGCAGCAGCAGTCCGCGCTGCAGCTGCAGAACGAAACCCAGCTGGCCCAGGCCAAGGCTGACATCGCCGATCAAGTACGTCAGAGGCAGGCCGCCAACATCCAGAGCGGCATGCAGCCTATTCTGGATCAGGGCGTTATCAACAAGGCCATTGCCGCACGATCCAACCAGCTGTCTGGTGTCTACGCATCCGACGCCGGCCCGTCTAACGGTGGCTTCCATGGGAATGCATCGCAGATCCTGTCTGACATCTCGGCCATGCCAGACGGTCCTGACAAGACGGCAGCGCTGGCCCAGCTCAAGACACAGGTCGCACAAAACGCCTCCGCCATCAATGCGTCCGGCCCGACGATGGATGACCTGACCGACGACGAAAAGGCCAAGTTCGCGCCGTCCATGGAAGACAAGACCAATGCCTACCTGCAGTCGGCTATGCAGCTCGGCTACATGGACCCGAAGGATGTCGCGTCTCTGCGCAACAGCGATCTGCGCCGCGAAACCCAAATGGCCATCAACTCCAACAAGTACGACACCCTGATGGCCATCGCCAACCTCAAGGGCGATTTTGCGATGCAGCTGCAGGCCATGAAGGGCGCAGCAGGTGGCACCGACAAGGTGATGGCGCACAACGTCTTTATGGCTGGCGAGCAGGCCATCCGGGACAACAACACCAATATCGGCCAGCTCCAGAGCGAACTGCGCAGCCTTCAGTCGGCATCGTCCAACCTGCGGCCGAAGTCGCAAGAGGTCCAGGACAACGTCGACCGCCAGAAGGCTGTAACCCAGCAAATCGACGACCTGCGCGCACGCATCCCGCTGCTCCAGGACCGACAACAGGCCATCGCTGCCCAGTTCGGCTTTGACCTGCCGCCGATCCCGCGCGCTCCGTCAGCGGCTCCTGCACCCGCTCCAGCACCGAGCGGCCAGCCGTCTGGTGGTAAGCCGGTGACGCTGCCGCCCCTGAATTCCTTCTACAAATAACGCCGGAGCCTACATGGCATTTGATGTCGATGCTGCGCAAGCGGCAGGGTATAACTCGTCCCAAATTGCCGATTTCCTGGGGCAGCAAGCTGGCTTTGATGTCAACGCTGCACGCAAGGCCGGCTACAACGACGATCAGATCGTCGGCTTCTTGGCCAAGGATGCTGCTGCGCCAAAGTCAGACAGCAAGCCGGGCCTGGTTGACTCCATGATCAGCAAGGGCGCTGACACGCTGCAGCACCTGGCCAGCCTGGTTCCATTTGTCGGGGATCGGTACGCCAAGCCTGGCGTCGGCTCTGTGTTTGATGACACGCCGGTTCCTGCCATGCCTGGAACCGGGTCTGACGTCAACGTCGACGCCAACCGCCAGGCACGCGACAATGCGCGAGCAACCAATGCGGCTAATGGCCAGGCGCTGCCTGACTCTGTCATGTACAACAAGGCCAACGTCGCCGACGCTGGCTCGGTGGCAGACAAGCAGATCGCCGACTATCGGGCCAAGCCTCAGATCAGTGTCGCCAAAGACATTGCACAGATGGTGCCTGCAGAGGCGCAGCGCCTGGGCCTGTCTGTCAAGGACCTGACGCTGTCCATGCTGGGAAACGCCGAATACTATGCCGGCGCCAACACAGACGACATCCAGGATCAGATCCGATCGGACAAGAAAACCCGCGAAGGTTTGTACAGCCCTCAGACCGAGACAGGGCAGATCACCCAAGGCCTGATGCACATGGCTCCCGCCGTGGCTGTGTCGTTCATTCCTGGCGTTGGCGAAGTGCTTGGCCCGGCGATGTTCGCCGCTCAAGGTGGCTGGGATGCTGGCCAGGCTGCCGCTGATTCCGGTCACGACTTCCAGTATTCCGGCCTAGTGGCGGCCAAAGAAGCACTATTGAACACCGCCGTCGGCAACGCCCTGATTGGTAAAGGTAGCCAGATGCTGGAGCGCGTGCCAGTCATCGGCTCCGTGATGAACCCGGTAGCCGCAGACACCGCATCCGGTGTGGGCGTTCGCGCGCTGCAAGGCGCGGCCACCATGGGCATGTTCAAGCCGCTCGGAACGGCTGGATCTCAGATGATCGACGCGGCCACCGGCAATGCTGCACCGGCCGATGGTTACGACTTCGCTCCCACAATGGGCGATTTGATCACTGGCGCATTGCTGTCTGTTCCGCACTCTGCGGTTGAATTCGCCCAGCGCAACCAGATGCCGGCACAGCAAACCTTGTTTGCTGATGGGACTGTCGGACTGGGGCACAAGAACGGTACGGTGTTTTCGACGCCTGACGCTGCCCAGTCATTCATCAGCGCCAACAAGCTCGATGGCGCCATCGTCACGCCGCTGAAGGATGCAGGGAAGCCCGTAGGATACGTGGTGCAGCGCCCGCTGGATCAGATTTCCCAGGCATTGCATGAAGCCGTCAATGGCTCAGACTTCACAAAGGATGGCATTGACACCTACGTCCGCATGACGTTGAACCCTGGCGTCAATGCTGGTGATATTCCTGCTGAGCTGGTCAGCAACAAGGCCCAAGCCGCTGCCCTGGCACAGATGCAGGACAACTCGGTCCAGGCGCACATCAACGAAGCGCACGCCCGGGAAGACCTGAACAACTCCATCGTCAGCGCGACCGACATCAACAGCTCTCAGGATGCGATCGCCCGAGAACAGCAGGCTACCGACCAAGCGGCAAAGGCTGCAGCAGACGCCGCCCTGGCGCGCGCGACGGCGAAATCCTCTGCTGTGTCTGAGATGCTGGCGGTTCGCCCTCTGGCAGAATTGCCGACAGAAGGGAAACAGAATGACGGTTCAACAGTGTCACGTCTTCCTGTACAGGGAAGCGAAGAGGCAATCGCTGGAGGGTCTGGACGAGCTGGAGGAACCGGTGCAGAGCCTGGACTACCTGGTGCACCAATCGGCGATGAGGCTCAAGGCCGAGGGGCATCCGATGTTCAAGGACTACCCGGACATGCCGACACCCAAGCAGCTTGGGACCTCGTCCGAAAAGCCCACCTAAGCCAAGCCAGCTCTCCAGAAGAACGCGCACGACTGGAGTCTGAATACCCGGACGTCCGATTCAATACGCCGGACCAAGCTACTCACGACCAGCGCGCGCCGTCCTGGACCATATCGCCGATACGCTGGGCGTTGATACCTCAAAGCTGGGCGTTTACCAAGATGACCGCCCAGGTGCTCCCAATGGCGTGACGTTCAAGGGCAAGGCTTGGGTAAACACGGAAGGGCTGGCTATCAACGCCGCTCACGTCGGGCTGCACGAAGCACATCATGTGCTGGAGCGCATGGCCGAGATTGACGACTCCGAAGGAAAGACCAACACCCCGGCTCAGGTCTACCGCGACAAGGCCAACAGCGTCTTTGACGACATGAGCCCGGCTGGCAAGCGGGCCTATGTCTCCGACTTCCTCTTTAAAGGTGCACTCGATGCGCGCGCAGAAAAGCTGCGCAAGATGGGCGCCAGTGAAGACAAGATCAATTCCGACCGCGAGCAGCAGATCCAGCGCTACCTGCGCCGCGGTGAACTGAAGTCCGAGATGGTGGCCGACTTCGTTGGCAACCGTCACAACGACGTGGATTTCTGGAAGTCCCTGGAGAAAGCTGACCCGGTCGGCTTCAAGGGCGTTGTCGCAAAATGGGTTGATCTGCTGAACAACCTGGTGGATCGCCTCAAGGGCAATGGCAAAAACAAGCAGTCCCAGGCGGTTGACAGCTACCTGGGTGACAACCTGCAAAAAGCCAAGGACACCCTGCGCGATGCGCTGGTGCAGCTGAAGAACAACGGCAGTATGCCGGCGGCCAAAGCCCTGCAGGAAAACGCCAAGGCTCTTGATCCGGAGCAGATCCAGCAGCCGGCACAGCAGCAGCAAGCGCAAGCCGGCGCCCGGGTTCACTACGGCCAGGATGGAAACTCACTGGACGAAGGCGGCAAGCCGTTCAAAACCCAGTTCCAGGCCAAGGCGCCCAAAAGCTGCAGCCGCAGATGCGCGTCGTCAAGGTCGACGGCGGTTTCGCTCTGACCGAGAAAACCCCGGCCCAGCTGGCAGCCCAGGCCAATGCAGCCAAGCGCCTGGGCGGTGTCGGTGCCACCGGCCCGCTGGCGGTGCACGAGTTCCTGGCGAGCCAGGGCGGCTTGTCCAAGAGCGCAATGGCAGACCTTGGCATGGACCGCAATATGCGCGTCGGTTCCCGCTGGCTCTTCACCAATGGCGGCATGAGCCTGGAGCGCGCCACGGAGCTGATGCAGCAGCACGGCTACATGGACGGCACCGAGCAGAACAAGTCCATCGACCTGATCCAGCGCAGCGCGCGCGGCGACAAGCAGTACACGCCAGAAGGCTGGGATGCGATCGCCCAGGCCGAGCACCAGTCACGCTTTGAAGACCACCTGGCCGCACAAGAAGAAGCCGGCGCCAATGCCTTGGATGAATTCCATCCTGACGCCATCATGGCCGAGGACATCCAGGCAGTGCCAGAATACGACTCTGCAACGCAAGACATCCAGCTGCAGGTTGCCGCTCTGATGGAGCATGCGGAAAGCCTAGGCATCGATACCGAAAGCCTGCGCGAACAAGCGGCCTCCGCCACCCAAGACCAATCCGACCAAGCCTATTATGAGCACGTCAAACAACTCACGGAATCAGCCATCTCAGACAGCGCTAGAAGCGGCCGCGATGGACTCGATTCGGCAGAAGATTCTGGCCAAGGGCGGCGAGATGCCGAGCATGGAAGCGGTGCAGATGGCCGCGAAGATGCTGGCGGCCAGGGCTATGCGCTCGACCGACCAACCGAGTCCGACGTCCTCAGCCGACAAGACCGAGCCGGCAACGCCGACCAGCTAGACCAGCGCGAGCAGATCCGCCGCGAGTCCGAGGCCGGCGCCGACCAGTTCCAGCTGGAACGCGAGGACGGCCGCCAGGACAGTACCGGGTCGCTGTTTTCTCGCCGTGAAGAGGACCGCCCAGAGCAGCGCATCGCTGATTACCTAGAAAAATTTCCCATTCGTCCGCCGTCAGGAATGACGCGCGAGCAGTTCCGCGAGTTCATTGATGGTCGTCAGGCGGGCATGCGTGACCTGGTGCATGAGCTGGCACCCAACGCCGAAGGCATGCTGCTGCCAGTGCGAGGTGGTGGTTTCTGGGGCATCACCAAAGAAGTTCGTCCAGACGGCGAAGACTGGCGCGTGACCCGCTTTGACAGCCGCATGGAGCCTCAAGGCCATGAGGCCCACAAGACGGCAGAGTCCGCCCTGGAGGATGTGATCCAGTGGACCGACAAGGACCGGCTGCAGGACATGCCAAAGTTTTCCCGACGGGAAGAAGATCAGCCGCGCAACCTGGTCGCGCTGCACAACCTGACCGAAGAGAACCTTCACCATGCAGATCGCATGGGAGGAATGCCGGTCCCGTCCATCGGCATCACCAAGGTCGATCACCCATTCAGCGGTTTTGGCGACATCTCACTGATTGCCCACAAGAACCTGGTCGATCCCAAGACGGGCGTGCCGGTGTTTGACCGGGATGCTTGGACTGCGCGTTTCCCGGAGATGAATTTTAAGAAGGTCCGCGCAGCCAAGGCCGATGCGTTTTATGAGCGCATGAAGCCGGCGAAGGAGATGGGGAACGACGGGGACCAGTTCGCCTCCATGCTGTGGGACGAGCTGGTCAACCGCAAGGTGCAAAAGCCGGACCAGGTCGCCGAGCTGTTCAAGCGGTACGATGCCCCCAAGATTCTCTATGCCCGCGAAGTCTTGGGTAAAGACGTCAAGACGCCCACCAAGCCCTACGCGCCGCAATTGGCTGTGTCATCCGATCCGCAGGTGCGAACGTTCTACAAGCGCAACCGTGCGCTGCTGGAGGGTGATCGTACTGAGGCCCAGGCCCAGGCATTCCGCGAGTTCAGCCAGATCGTTGACGACGCCGTTGACCGTGTTACGGCATCTGCGGGTGAACGGGCAGCGGTGCGTGCCAAGCTGATCCGTGAATCCATCTTCAACGACGATGGCTCTCTGAATGGGAGTGCCTACCAGGCCATCGAGCGAGATATGCCAAAGGTCGGCACGAAGGTTGTGGACAACTTGAAGCTGCGCGAAGCGGTGCGCAAGGCTGTTCCTGACAATGATCCTTCCTATGCGAAGTGGGTAAAGGATCAAGTGGCGCCACTGTTCGATGCACCGACCATCACGGTGCGCGGCCGGGAAGTCGCTCCGACACTGGACAACATCGTTGACGCCATGACCGTCGGCGGTACGCAGGGCGCCGAAAAGTCCATGACGTTTGGCGCCGGTAAGCTGGCAGCACACCTTGGCCAACGGTTCAAGTCGCTGGAGGACATCCAGGCGGCGCGCGACAGGGTCGTTTCGCAAGACCAGGAGGCCGAGGCCAAGAAAGGCACTGACGCCATCCTAGAAAACTTCCGATCGAGCGCAGCGCGCTTCTTCACTGAAAAGGACTACCGAGGAAACATTGATACCTGGGCAGCTAATGATGCGTCCATGGAGGCGCTGGCAAAGGCTGGAAAGCTGGCGCTGACTGACGGCAACATCCGCATGCAGCTGCAGCGTATGGGGTTCAAAGGCGTTGACTCCCAGACGCTGGATCTTGCCAAGAAGGCCATTGAGTCCATCCGAAACTCGTCCACCGACTACTTCGAGGCCAAGCCGCAGCGCGCCGTGGCGCTCAACGAGTTCAAGGGCGCCGTGATCCCGCGCGACACCAGCGATTCCGCCCGCGCTGTGCTGGACAAGCATGGCATCCCGTACCTGGAATACAACCGCAAGGCGGAAGGATCACGCGAGGCGGCCATCCAGAAGATGACCAAGCGCCTCGACAAGGCTGATCCTGGCGTGCTTTTCTCCCGCCGCGAAGGCGAAGACCAGACCGATACCCCTGAGTTCAAGCGCTGGTTTGGTGACTCCAAGATCACCGACGAGAATGGCGATCCGAAAGTGATGTACCACGGCACAGCCCAGGACATCAGCACTTTCCGCGCCAAGCAAGCCGGCGCCATATTCGTCACTGATGACCCAGAATTCGCGCACGAGTTCGCTGTTCGCAGTGAGTTCCACCGCCTGAGCAACGAGGATGCACCTGATGCCAGCCAGAACATCATGCCGGTGTACGTCAAGGCCGAAAAGCCGTTTGACTACCAGAACCCGGAAGACCGGGAACGAGTGATCGACATCGCTCTCAAGCAGAACGGCATGGTGCGCCCGGACGGCGAGCGAGCCATCATGGATGACAACGGCAAGCCAACCCTCTACACCAAGGGCGTCATTGACTATGGACTTGACGAAGGTCACGGCGATAACAATTGGTCTTTGATTGAGACGCCATGGATGCAGGACGCCATCAAGGCGGCTGGCTACGATGGTTTCTATGTCAAGGAAGACGGCCGCAAGAACCTGGCTGTCTATGACCCTGCGCAGCTGAAGTCAGCCACCGGGAACAATGGTCGGTTTGACCCGGAAAACCCCGACATCCGCTACTCGCGCAAGCAGGACGATCAGACAGAAACGCCGGAGTTCCGCCGTTGGTTTGGAGACAGTAAGGTGGTGGACAACGAGGGTAAGCCGCTGGTGGTGTACCACGGCACAGCGTCTAGTTTTGATGCCGTCGACATGAAGGAGACAAAACGACTCCCAGGTTTCTGGCTGACTACGGAACCACGACTTGCTTCGTCATATGCTGCTGGCGGCGTTGTTAATGCAAAGAGCTATCCTGAAGGCGCCAATGTCATGCCGCTGTATGCGCGCATTGAGCGACCATTTGTTTTCAATCCGAAAAAGCAGTCGTTTAACAGTGCCTGGGATGAATACCAGTCTGGCAATTACGACGGTTTTATTGAGCACGGGAACGACTCAAAAGGCGTCACTACACTGGTAGTAAAAACTCCAGAGCAGATCAAGAGCGCCATCGGCAACAACGGCCAGTTCGACCCTGCGAACCCCGACATCCGTTTCAGCCGCAAGGAAAACGACGGCGTCAGCATGCTGCAGTCCGCCAAGGACAAGCTGGCCGACTTCCTGGAGACGCCGCGCAAGATCCTGTCTGAAGCCAAGCTGGCCGTCGTTCCCCTGAGCGAAGGGTCTGACCAGGCCAAAAAGGCGGCTACCGACTTTGCCCGCAACACACGCCTGGCCGATTGGCAATGGAAGCGCTTCGATGACATCCTGGTCAAGCACTTCGATGACTCCCAGCGCCAGAAGATGTGGGAAGCCGCCGACGAAGAAAACGACCTGCGCCGCGACGGCATCACCGATGACACCCGCGGCCTGGGCCGACTGACGCCAGAGGAACGCGACGCGGTCGAGACGCTGCATCAATACGGCGAAGCCCTGCTGCAGCGAGCCCGGGACGCTGGCATGTTTGAAGGCCAAGGTGTTCCCTACTGGACGCCGCGCATGGCGGCCATGGTGGACGACGAAGGCAACTACTTCCGTGTCCCCGGCGGCAGTCCGAAGGGTGGACCTGAAGGTCGCAACGTGACCACCAGCGCCTCCAGCCTGAAGCAGCGCAAGTACCTGACATCGGCTGAAACCGAGCAGGCGATGGCCGGGTTGTCCGACAAAGACCGCCAGGCCTTCCTGGTGCGCGACATCCGCACCATGCCGCTGGCCATGGCTCGACTTGAGCGCGCCATCACCGGCCGCGATCTGGTCAACCAGGTCAAGGCTCTGGGCCGCGCCAACGGCACCGATGTCATCTCTGACCACAAGCAGCCCGATTTCATCACCATTAACCACCCGGCATTTGAAGTCTGGCGCCCGCGCCTGGAGAAAGGCGCGGACGGGAAATGGTCGGCGGTGAAGGATGAGAACGGCGACCCCATCATGGAAAAGCAGCCGCTCTACATCCGCAAGGACTGGGCCGGCCCGCTGTCCGCCGTGATGACGAAGCCGTCCGGCGAAATCTACAAGGCATTCATGTCGCTCAAGGCCAAGACCATGGGCCTGATCATGTACTCGCCGGTGATCCACAACGCGGTGGAATACGGCCGCGCTTTCCCTGCTGTGATGGAGGCCGGCAGCGCCAAGGACCGCCTGAGCCTGGGCCTGTACACCTACTTCGCCGGCTACCGCGCCAAGAACGACCCGGCCATCATGAGCGAAGCCATCAAGAATGGCCTGGTGCCCATCGGTGGCCGTGGCCAAATGCAGGACATCACCGGTGTGGCGGCCGGCCCGGATCTGGTTCCGGGTCGCAGCCTGACGGCCAAGGTGCTGGCTGCGCCGATCTCCCTGATCAGCGAGAAAGCCGGGCTCAACGTCAAGAAGGCCGTCGACGCCGCCGGCAAGTTCTGGCACGAAACTCTGCTGTGGAATCGCGTTGGCGACCTGCAGATGGGCCTCTACACCATGCTCAAGTCCAGCTATCTGAACAAGGGCATGAATGAGCGCGAAGCCGGCCAGGTGGCGGCACACTTTGCCAACCGGTTCGCCGGCTCTATCCCGCCCGAGGCAATGAGCAGCATGGCCACCAAGGTGCTGAACTTCGCCCTGTTCTCGCGCACGTTCACGGTCGGCAACATGGCTGTGCTCAAGGATTGCGTCACCGGTCTGCCGTCGAGCCTGCAGGCTACCATCCGACTGGAGGGCAGCGAGCTGGCAGCCCAGGCGGCCAAGTCTGCCGGCCGTCGCACTGCGCTGGCGGCTTTGGCCTTGGACATGGGCCTGATGTATGCGACCAACTCGCTGGTTCAGGATTGGCTGGACGACGAGAAAAAGCGCGGCTATGCCGACCGCTGGAATGACCTGAAGGACAAGATCAAGGCCAACCCCTGGCAGGCCATCCACCTGTTCGACAACTTGGAAAGCCTGACGTCCAACGCTGACAACGAAGAGGGCAAGCAGGGTCGTATCAAGGCCGGCACCGAGTCGGACGGCACCCAGATTTATGTCCGACTGCCGTTCGGCAAGATCGGCGAGGAAATGAAAAACTACATGACCGACCCGGCCAAGCAGCTGGCGGCCAAGGAGTCGACTTTCCTGCGACCGATCATCGAGATCCTGAAGAACGACAAGGGTTTCGGCCGCCAGGTGTGGGACGACAAGGAAAGCGTGTTCGCACCGGACAACCTGGGGCGCATCCTGTCGCACTGGGCCAAGGCGCAAGTCCCGACAGATCAGATCGTTTCGGCCTGGGATCTGGCCAACGGCCATGGCGATGACATGGATGTCAAGAAGATCATCGGCCCATTGCTGGGTCTGACCTACAGCAAGGGCGCACCGGGTGGACCGGAAGTGGGCCAGATGTACCAAGCCGACCGGGATTACCAGCAGCGCAAGACCAACGCCATGCCGGACGTCAAGCGCGCGATCAAGCTGGGCGACGAGGACAAGGCGATGAGCATCCTGCTGGATCAGGTCGGCATGTCACCGCGCGAAGCCAACCGGACCATCAACCTGATGGAGAACCCGGAGATGCGCAACAGCCGTACCCTGCGCCGCAACTTCGATCGCCATGCGACCGAAGACCAGAAGGCAAAGATGGATTCGATGCGGTGATGTCACTCCCAGGCGCTGCCCGGATCTTTGGGCGGCACTGGGCGGCCGGCATTGACCAGGGCTGTCCTGGCCATCGGATACCCGGATCGGGCTGACAGGTCGATATAGGCCCAGCCCTTTCGGGTGTCTCCGTTTCTCAGGTACTGGACGCCGATCTCGTACTTGCAAACAGCGTTTTGGCATGTGACAGCTTCACGGTCTAGCTGCGATGACGGCATTCCGGTAAACGGCTCGCTGGCACAAGCTGACAACACAAGCGCCAGTGCAGCGCTGGAGATGAGACGAGTTTTCATGTGACACCCTGAAATTTTGCACCGCCATTCTATGGCTCAACACAACCCGCAGACCAGCGGGTTTTTCATTTCTGGAGGACTGATGTCTTTCGACAATGCTTTCGACCGGCTGATCGGAAACGAGGGCGGCTACTCAAACGACCCGGCAGATCCAGGTGGAGAAACGATGTGGGGCGTCACCGCCAGGGTGGCGCGCGCCTGCGGCTATACCGGGCCGATGAAGGACATGCCGCGCGACACGGCAAAGTCCATCTGCCGGAAGCTGTACTGGACACCTTTGCGTCTGGATGAACTGCCCGATGCGATCGGCTTCCACGTCCTGGACGCCAACTACAACGGTGGTCACGCCGTGCTGTGGATGCAGCAGTCCGCCGGCATCAAGGCTGATGGCGTGCTGGGCAACGCCACAGTGGCGGCCGTCAACAACGTCAACCCCTACCTGTTCATCCTGCGGTTCACAGCGATCCGCGGCATCTACCTGACGAACCTCAAGACCTGGGCCAACTTCGGCAAAGGCTGGGCACGCCGTCTGTTCAATAACCTGCTTGGAGTTTCCTGATGTTGCCTATTGCCCTTGAACTGGTGAAGTTCGCACCGATGATCGCCGGCATGCTTGGAGGCTCCAAGGCAGAGGATGTCGCCGCCAAAGTGGTGAACGTTGCCCAGGCCGTCACCGGACAAGCCACACCGGACAGCGCCCTGGCAGCGATCCAGGCCAATCCAGACCTGGCCATGCAGTTCCAGACCAAGGTGGTGGAGTCGCATGTCGAGCTGGCCAACATCGCCATGCAGCAGGAAAAGAATGAGCTGGACGCTGCGCGCGGGAATGCGGCAGACATCAACGCCACGATGCAGGCCGAAGCAAAGGCAGACCACTGGCCAACCTACACCTGGCGCCCGGCCATCGGCTTCGCGTTTGCCTTCAACCTGGTGATGTCTTCCGTGATCATCCTGGGGGTGTTCATCGCCCAGGTGTTTGCGCTGCCTGGGGCCGACAAAGCAATCGCTGCCATGCCGGCAACCCTTGGCGCGCTGGCGGCCATCTCCGGACTGGCCACCCCCATCCTGGGCATTGCGTCCTGGTTCCGCGGAAAGATGCAGGCCGACCCAGCCATTCCGACCGACAACCGGGGTTGAGCGCATGACCATCAAAGCCGACCAGGATGTGCACGACCAACTGCGCCAGGACCGCGACCGTCGCGACCGGAAAGTCCTGCTGCGCAAGCTGGATCGTGACCAGGCGCGACAAGCGCGTGAGCTGGTGCAGCGTTGGAGCAATGTCGACATTGACCCGCGCCCGATTGACGAACCAACCTACAAACCATGACCAACCCGGATCTGGACCCCAAGCTGGTGGAGTTCGCCACCAACCGCGAGCTGGACTACATCGAGGCGATAAAGAAGCACGGCAGCCGCCGAGCCGCTGCGAGCGCTTTGAAGTGCGGAGCATCAACCATTGACGACGCTATGCGCCGACTGAAGAAGAGGGCAGCCCAGCGCGGCCACTCGCCAGAGCATGACATGCGACACGTCGTTCCGGACGGATTCAAGATCAAAGGGGTGTCGACCTATTACGGCGAAGACGGCAAGCCAAAGGGGCAATGGGTCAAGTCGACCGCTGACCAGGAGCGTATGCAGCAGATCGTCCAGGAGGCAGCAACCGCCCTGGCGGAAGAACTGCCGCGCTTGCCGCCGGTGGCATCTCCTGCTCAGGTAAAGTCCAGCCTGTGCAACGTCTACACCCTGACGGACAGCCACGTCGGCATGCTGGCCTGGCACCGTGAAGGTGGAGCGGACTGGGATCTGGGCATCGCCGAGAAAACCCTGATCGGCTGCTTTGAGTCCATGGTGGCGTCGGCTCCGCCGGCCCACACCGCCGTGGTGAACCAGCTCGGTGACTTCCTGCACTACGATTCGCTGGAAGCGGTGACGCCGACGTCCAAGCACATCGTCGACTCGGACGGTCGGTTTTCCAAGATCGTCCGGGTTGCCCTGCGCATCCTGCGCCATGTGATCGACTTCGCCCTGCACAAGCATGAGCGCGTCGTCGTGCTGCTTTGTGAAGGCAACCATGATTTGGCATCGTCGGTCTGGCTGCGCGCCATGTTCTCCGCCCTGTACGAGAACGAGCCGCGTGTGACCGTGATCGACTCTGACCTGCCGTACTATGTGCACGAACACGGCGCCACCATGCTGTGCTTCCACCATGGCCACCTGTCCAAGAACGACCGGCTTCCTCTGCTGTTTGCTGCCCAGTTCCCGGAAGCCTGGGGCCGGACGCGCAAGCGGTATTGCCACGTCGGCCACCGGCACCACGTCGAGGAAAAGGAGCACTCAGGCATGCGGGTGATCCAGCACTCGACGCTGGCGGCGCGCGATGCGTATGCGGCCCGGGGCGGCTGGCTGTCCGAGCGGCAGGTGACAGCCATCACCTACCACAGCGAGCACGGTGACGTCGCCCGCACCACGGTGACGCCTGAAATGCTGTCCTGATCGGTACAATGCTGGATTCAGTTGGGAGTGGATGGATTCGCAAATTGGGATTGTGCCTCGCATAAATCCCGACGAACTCTTGCAAGCTGTTGATTTGCAATGCAGTTCGAGTCCCCCCCGCGCACCAACGGTTTTAGTACGAGGGCCCCGCGGCGGTGCTGCGGGACTTCTGTCGGGTGCTCACCATTCTGACCCAGCCTGATCCGTATCCCGCGCTAGAACCCGGCTTCGCGCCAGAACAGTCCCAACGCGTGCCGCGCCAAGGTGGCACCGGGTGAAACCCACCGTCCATGGATCACCACGTGGCCGCGCCAGGTGTGGCCCGCCAGATCGTCTGGGGCAACCGCTGCGAGCAGCGTTACACGGTAGAGGGACCGATCGGGGTACAGATTGCCTTTGCGTTCGCGCACCTGCAGGGTGCCGCCATGCGTGCTGGACAGCTCGGCTTCTGGCAGCACTCGTGTGGCGTCGCGGTCAATGCGGGTCACCTTCAGTGCCATGACGTTGCCGGCGGCGGCGTCAGTGTAGAACCGGGCGGTGTCACCGACCGATACCCGCCCGACCTGCTCTTCGTCCAGGTAGGTCACCACTTGGCGGGCATCGCCCGCCACCAGGCGCCCCAGGACTTCGTCGCGCGTCAACCATGTGCCGGGCTTCAGGTCGGGGTCGACATCCCGCAATTGCCCATCAAAGGGGGCGGTCGGCGTGTAGCGCGCGGCATCCGCCTGCAGCGAGGCCTGTTCGGCCTGTGCCAGTGCCCATTCTTCCTGTGCGCTTTGCCACTGTGACCGTTGCTCGGCATCAAACACACCGGCACTGGCTTGCCAACCGGTGCGGCGGATGCGCGCCTGTGCCTGGGACTGACGGCTTTCCAGCTCTGCCGAGGTCAAGGTCATCAATGGCGTGCCGGCCTTGACTTGGTCCCCGTCTTTGATCGGCAAGCTGAGCACCTGGGCGCGTTCGGGGGCGTAGATCAGCCATTGCTGTTCCGGCCTGAGCAACCCGGTGCTGGCAATGGGCGACGGCCAAGGCACCACGAATAACAGGCACAGTGCCGATGCAATCGCCGCCGTACGGCGTGCCCGGGCGCGTGTCCGCAAGACGGGCCACAGTTGGCGCCATACCATGAACTCGCGGTAGAAGGGGGCGATGACAAACCAGCCCATTTCGACCAGAAACAGGACGATGCCGACGGCCTTGATGAAGAAGGTGTAGACCAGCGTTGCAATGCCCAGGAACACGACCAGGCGGTAGGTCCAGGTGGCGTAGGCAAACAGGATCAGCCCGACATGGCGCTTGGGTGGAAACACCTCAGGCACCGGTAGTCCGAGTTGAAACAGGCGCTCGCGCATGTCCCAGCGTGCCAGGGCAAAGGCGCGTTGGTGCAGGTTGGGGATTTCCAAGGCATCGGCCAGTAGAAAGTAGCCATCAAAACGCATGAACGGGCTGGCGTTGACGGCAATGCTCATGATCCAGGTCGTGGTGGCCAACAGAAAAGCCATGTTCTTGGCGCTGCCATCGGGCAACAAAGCCCACGCCAGGGTTGACCAGACGGCGATCAGCAACTCGGTGGCCATGCCGGCTGCGGCCACCGCCAGCCGCTGCCGGCGTTGCGTGAGCTTCCAGACCTCGTTGGTATCGGTGTAGGCCACCGGCCACAGCACCAGAAATGCCAGGCCCATGGTCGGGATGCGGCAGCCGTAGCGTTTGGCGACCAGACCATGGCCTATCTCGTGCAATACCTTGATGGCCGCGAGGGTCACGGCATAGCTGGCCATGCCCGACCAGGTGAGGGTGTCGATCAGCGTGGCGGCAAAGCGCTCCCAGTCGCGCGCGATTTCGACCAAGCCCAACGCCAGGGCGCCCAGCGTCAACCCCAAGAAACCCCGCGTGAACAGGAAACTGGTGCGATCAGACAGCCAGCCCAGAAAGTGGTCGGGGCGCACCAGCGGCACGCGAAAGAACAGGTAGTTGTGCAGCAGCCATTGCAACCAGCTGCCACGCCGCTTCGCCAGGCGGGCGGCCAGCTCGCGCGCGCTGCCCACCGGAGGCTGAAGCAGTTGGTTGGTTTGCAAAAAGTGCAGTACCTGTTCGACGTCGTTGACGTCCAGCTCCAACGTCGTGTCACGGCTGACGGCTTGCGCAATCTGCTCCGCGTCGGCCAGGTGCCAGCGGCTCAGCACTTCAAAGGTCGGCCAATCGATCTGGAAATAGAGGTTGGCGACCGGATCGTGCAGCGTGTGGCTGGGCTGCCCGTCGGCCAGCGGGGCTCCGGCCAGCAAGGCCAGTTCGTCGCGCAAGGCAGGCCACATGGTCACAGTCCCACGGCTTGCCGCACCACCGCCAAGGGGCGGCGCAGCACCCAATACACCAACGGTACCCAGCCACCGTAGACCTTGGCCGTGCCTTTGAGGCCGACGCGTGCCGCGTCGTTGCTGTCAATGTGCGCGCGCAGGCGGTAGGCGTAGCTGCCGTCGGGGCGCACCACGGCGTCGTGTGAGGCGTAGCGCACCTGGGCGCTGATCGAGGACAGCGGGTGGGCGGCCAGGTACAGCGTGACCGGGGCCTGTGGCTGCAGGGGAATGGCGTCTGCCAGTGGCAGCCACACTTCGACTTCGACATCGCCTGGGGCGGCGACACGCATGATGCGTTCACCGGTCTGGACCGGCTTGCCGACCCATTCGCTGGGGTCGTCGAACAAGGCAATCCCGGCTTGGGGGGCCGTGACCCGCGAGCGTTCCAGCTGTGATTGCAAGTAGTCCGCCTCGGCCTGCTTTTCTTGCATCTTGCCCAGCACCACCGCCAATTGCGTCTTGGATTTGGCGTCATTGAGCGCCATCTGGCTGAGCTGACGGTACTCTGCCCCCACCGTGGCGAGTGCCTCTTTGGCCACCTGCAACCGGGCGTTGATTGGCGCCTGGTCAAAGTTGAACAAGGCTTGACCCGATTCGACCCGGTCGTTGGGTGCAACCTGAAACTGATCGATCACGCCGTCCAACGGGGCGCGGATCACAGCCGGACGGGCGGGCACCAACTCGGCCGGTGCCAGTACCGTCAATCGCACCGGACACAGTAGCGCGACGACCGCCGCAATTGCAGCCTGGGCACGGCGCTGTTGGCACCACGGTCTGCCAGGCTGGTGCATCAGCCAGTGGGCGCAGGCGTGCGCCACCGGCGCCAGTTCCACGCTGTTCGGGGGGCGTGCAGCAGCCAGGCGTGGTGCCACACGTTGGTC